TCGCTGATGTTCGCATGATTATCAAGTCCGGTAAGTTTTATCCGACCTATGTGACTGGTCTCTCTGGTAACGGTAAGACCATGATGATCGAACAGATTTGCGCTCAGGAAAAGCGTGAGCTTGTCCGTGCTAACATCACCAAGGAAACGGATGAAGACGACCTGATCGGTGGTTTCCGTCTGGTTGACGGCAAGACCATCTGGCAGAACGGCCCGGTCATTGTCGCCATGGAGCGTGGTGCTATCCTGCTTCTGGACGAGGTTGACCTCGGCGATGCCAAGCTTATGTGTCTTCAGCCGATCCTCGAAGGCAAGCCTGTCTATCTCAAGAAGATCAACCGTGTGATTACTCCGGCGCCGGGTTTCAACATCCTTGCCACCGCTAACACCAAGGGTAAGGGTTCTGATGACGGCCGCTTCATCGGTACCAACGTGATGAACGAAGCCTTCCTTGAGCGTTTCTCTATCACGTTTGAGCAGGAATATCCGCCGCTCAAGACCGAGGCTAAGATCCTCAACAATGTCCTCGGTGCTTCTGGCATTGAAGACAAGGACTTCGCTGATAAGCTGGTCAACTGGGCTGATATGATCCGTAAGGCGTTCTACGATGGCGCCGTGTCGGATATCATCTCGACCCGCCGTCTGGTCCACATTTGCGAAGCTTTCGCAATCTTCGGTCAGGATCGTGAGAAGGCAATCAAGCTTTGCCTCAACCGCTTCGACGTGGATACCAAGAACGGCTTCTTTGACCTTTACGCCAAGCTTGACGCTTCGGTGGATCCCAAGGTTGCGGAAAACGAAACGATCACTAAGGTTGTAGATGGCGAAGAAGTCGCCTTCTAACACTTGACACTGGGTTGTACCTAGTGTATAATCCAGGCAATACGGCAATGAACCGCCCGTATTGCCTGGTTTTTTGTCACCCAAGTCGGTTCTCAAACATATTATGGAGAAAGTGAATGTCTCAGTTGTCTAAGGTTGCCAAGGCCCTCCGTCAGAATAACAAGGGCGCCGGTATTACCGTTGCTCAGATTACTCGTCTGACTGGCGTGCCAAAGTCTAGCGTTAGCAAGCGCGTGTATGACCTACGCGCCATTGAAGGCAAGACCATCTATAGCAACTTCCGTACTGTCAACGGAAAGCGCAAGATGTATTACAGAATTGCCGGCTAATTAACAAAATCAAGTGGGAAGAATACTATATAGTGGTGTTCTTCCCTCTTTTATTATGGAGTTTAACCTGATCACTCACAAGCATCACATTATCCCCAAACACATGGGTGGAACAAATGATCCAGAAAATCTGGTCGAGGTAACAATAGAAAAACACGCAGAACTTCACAAACAACTTTGGGAAGATTTGGGTCATTGGGAAGACATGATCGCTTGGCAGATGTTATCGGGGCAGATAACCAAAGCCTATGCAATCAAGAAAGCACAATCTTTTGGCGCTAAAAGTCGTAAGAAAAGATTTGGAAATGAAAATCATTTCTACGGAAAGAAACATAGTCAAGACACTATCGACCTTATCAGCAAAAAAAAGATCGGCAGTATTCCTGGAAACAAAAATAAGTTTGGTGATCAAAACACGCAGTCTAGACTGTGGGAAATAACATATCCCAATGGAGAAACTGTTAAAGTTAAAGGACTGATGGAGTTTTGTAGAAAGAACGGACTAACATATCAGGCAATGGGACAAGTTGCCAAAGGAAAATACAAACAACACAAAGGCTACTCATGTAAGGAGATAATATAATGCAGTTGCAAGTGAAAGTGGAAGACCTAAGAAAGTGTAAGTTGTTTATTGCGACTCCAATGTACGGTGGTCAGTGTCACGGTATGTATGCAAAGGCTGCTCTGGATTTACAGGGCATTTGTATGCAGTACGGCATTGATGTTCGCTTCTCATTCCTATTCAACGAATCTCTGATTACCCGCGCAAGAAACTATCTTGTAGATGAGTTCTTGCGCTCAGATTTCACCCATCTACTCTTTATCGACTCCGATATCTGCTTTGATCCTCAGGATGTCCTTGCTCTAATCGCCCTTGATAAGGACGTTATTGGTGCTCCATATCCCAAGAAGTCTATCAACTGGCGCAATATCGGAACGGCCCTCGTCAAGAATCCTACAATGAATCCTGGTGAACTTGATGCTTTGACTGGTGATTACGTTTTCAATCCAGTTCCAGGCACCAAGTCTTTCCGTGTTACTGAACCTCTTGAGGTTATGGAAATCGGTACAGGTTATATGCTTATCAAGCGTCAAGTGTTTGATAGATTTAAGGAAGCATATCCAAATCTAACATACAAGCCAGACCACGTTGGTCAGGCCCACTTCGACGGCTCTCGTTACATTCATGCATACTTTGACACCGTGATTGATCGCGGTGAACCATTCGATAAGGTCCATGATCTTTTGGAAGCGGCTGCAAAGGGCGACAATGTGCAAGAGCAGGCCAAGGAACTTCTAGAAAAAGAAACCAACTCTTCTCACCGTTATCTCTCAGAAGATTATATGTTCTGTCAGTATTGGAGAAAGATTGGCGGATCAATCTGGTTGTGCCCTTGGATGAGAACTACTCACATGGGAACCTACGCATTCTCGGGCAATATGCCCAAAATTGCAGAACTTACAGGAAATCTATAACATGATCATAGGTACTATTGGTTTTATTGGTTCAGGCAAAGGCACTGTTGCTGATATTCTAGTAGAAAAGAAGGGCTTTACCAAACTTGCTTTTGCAGATGCGGTAAAGGATGCTACAGCGGCCATCTTCGGATGGCCGCGAGCCCTTCTTGAAGGCGATACTGAAGAGAGTCGGAAGTTTCGTGAAGAGATGGATCCTTGGTGGTCTGAAAAGACAGGCAAGTATATCACACCGCGCTACATGCTACAACTAATGGGCACTGAAGCTGGTCGTGATGTGTTTCATCCTGACTTGTGGATTCTTGCTCTCGAAAAGAAATTGGCTATGTACCAGAACGTAGTCATCTCCGATGTTCGTTTTCCTAACGAGATTGCTTTCATCCAGCGCATGGGTGGATTCGTTGTGCGCGTCAAGCGCGGTGATGATCCTGAGTGGTATGATGCCGCATTGGATGATAACAATACGAACAACATACAGACAGGCACAATGAGCATTTACTATCCTAGAATCCATTATTCTGAGTGGGCATGGATCGGAACACCTACCGACTATCAGCTAGACAATGTGGGAACTATTTCCATGTTAGAAGCTGATATCGAACACATGCTGAAAGTTTTTTCGGGTCCAATCGCTCAAAATAAAGCGGCGTGATATAAATAGATGTGGGTCGCAGGACGGGAATCCTCACCCACTCTTCCGAAGAGACAAAGAGGAAGATTAGTGATGCTGTGAAAAAGAAGAACTTGCAAAGAAAACAAAAGCCTGCTATACTGGCCGCCTAAACTAAACTATTGGAGATTATATTATGAAGATCAGTGAAAACACCTTGAGTGTTCTGAAGAACTTTTCTGCAATCAATTCCGGTCTTGTGTTGCAGAAGGGTAATATCCAAAAGACCATGTCCCCCGAAAAGTCCATCCTTGTTGAAGTAGAACTTGAAGATGCCATTCCGGAGCAGTTCGGTATTTACGATCTGAACCAGTTCCTTGGTAACGTTTCTACTCTCGGCAATCCCGATCTTACCTTCAGTGAGAAGTCTGTTCTCATGAATGATGGTGATATCGCGTTCAACTATTATTCCTGTTCGCCGAACCTTATCGTGTCTCCGCCCGATAAGGAACTGAAGCTTAAGCAGATTGATGTTAGCTTCACGTTAACGAATGCTATTCTCACCAAGCTTCTCCGATTGGCTGCAATGAACAGCCTGACCCATCTTTCGGTCGTCGGTAAGAATGGTGAAATTCGCCTTCAGACCCATGAGAAGGCCAACGATACCTCTAACTCAGCTTCTTTCAAGCTGAATGACTATGATGGCCCTGACTTCATCGCCTCGTTCAAGGTTGATAACATCAAGCTTATCGCCGGAGACTATGACGTTGAAATCCAGCTTGGTGCATTCGCCAAGTTTACCGCGACTAGCGGTGTGTTCAAGGACAAGATCAAGTATTTCATTGCCCTCGAAACTAAGTAGCAAATTTTACGATAGTATCGGACATAAAATACTAAATACTTCGTAAACGAAATACGAAAGAAACAAGGGAATCAAATAATGAGTATGATCGGACACAATAAGCCTTTCGTTAGTATCAACTCTCTGACCGAGCCTCAGAAGGCCGAGTTGAAGAATGCTATTCGTGAAATGAACGATAGTATGACCCGTATGGCTTCTGAGCGTGACTTCCAGAAGGATACTCTAACCGCTATCAGCGACAAGACTGGTGTGGATAAGAAGATCATTCGCCGTATGGCCAAGGTCTACTTCAAGTCCAACTATGCTGAAGAGCAGGAAGAGAACCGTCAGTTTGAAGAGTTCTATGACGGCGTGATGAAGTAATGGTTGGCTTCAGTTATAAGCCTTCAGATTATCCATCAGCGAATGTTGTATATCCGCAAGTCATTACGATTGCTGCCAATCCTGAAAGATCGGATTGGAATTGCTATCTCTTTGGCGGTCCTATTTAGTAAAAAGGAAATTTGAATGCCTAACGAAAAAGAGTTTATTTGGTGCGAAAAGTATCGCCCTCATACTGTAGCTGACTGTATCCTTCCTGATCGTTTGAAGAAGAACTTTCAGGAATACGTTGAACGTCAGGAGATTCCAAATCTCATGCTCACTGGCTCGGCCGGTGTCGGTAAGACAACCGTAGCCAAGGCTATGTGTGATGAGATTGGTATCAATCACCTGTATATCAACGCTTCTGAAAATCGTGGTATCGATATGCTGCGAACAACCATTCGTGGCTATGCGTCAACCATTTCATTGACTGGTGGTCAGAAGGTCATTATTCTAGACGAGGCCGATTATCTTACGCCTGAAGCGCAGGCAGCTTTGCGTGGTGCTATTGAAGAATTCTCGCAGAATTGTACCTTCATCTTCACCTGTAACTTCAAGTCGAAGCTGATTGATGCTATTCATTCGCGCTGTTCTGTCATTGACTTCGCATTGAAGAATGATGAGAAGGCGAAGATGGCCATGCAGTTGATGAAGCGCATGGAGAATATCCTAACCAAAGAGGGCGTGACATATGATAAAGCGGTTCTGGCAAAGATCATCGAAAAGTATTTTCCCGACTACCGCCGTACTCTTAATGAGCTACAGCGTTTCTCCTCTTCTGGTAGTCTTGACGCTGGTATTGTTGCACAGTTGTCAGATGTTAGGAAGATAAGTGATTTAGTATCACATTTGAAAGAGAAGAACTTTGGTGAAATGCGGAAGTGGTGTGTAGCCAATTCTGACATTGAACCTGCTCGTATCTATCGCAAGGTCTACGATAGTCTATATGAATACTTCAAGCCTGAGAGTATTCCACAAGCTGTTGTGATTATCTCTCGTTATCAATATCAAGCTGCGTTTGTTGCTGATCAAGAAATCAATCTTGTGGCTTGTCTGACGGAATTGATGGTGGATACTGAGTTTTTATAAACTATAAATAGATGTGGATCGCGGTGTTACTAGCACCCATCCACTCTAATACTGTTACGGAGTATCAGCGCATGTCTATTTATTGTCCATTCTCTAAAGCTTTAGGTATTGAATCAACTGTATCTATATTAGATGTAGATATCAATCCATCGACGGAAGAACTTATAGAATCTAGTATTCCGCCTTGGAATAAAGGATTATCACACTCTTTAGAAACTAAAGAGAGAATCAGAATGAAGGCACTTGGAAGGCCTTCGCCGAGAAAAGGTGTCATCTTATCGGAAGAAACAAAGAAAAAGATTTCGGAAGCAAAGACTCCCCAAAACAAAGGATCTAGTAATCCTATGTATGGTAAAAAACATACTGAAGATACAAAAAAAACGATGGTCAGAAATAAGAAAAGATGTAACGCCTTGGAACAAAGGCATCAAACACAGTGAAGAAACCAAACAGAAACTAAAAGATGCTTGGTTGAAACGTAAACAAAAAACTAAAAGAGTTGTCTGATCAATGGAGCAAAGCCTCTTACGAAAGCTGGTTATGATGTCATTAGAATTGAAGAAGACATGCTAATAGAGATGGCAAATTTTCTTCCTGAAACAAAAAATGATAAGGTGCATGTGCTTTGAGAAACAGAAAAGAGAAAGAAAGACACGAATATTATCCTACTCCATATGAGGCAATAGAACTTGCTAGACCTTTATTGTCGAAAGATAAAAATTGGTGGGAGCCTTGTGCTGGAGATGGAAGAATATTAAGACACTTTGATAATGTCGTTTTAGGCACAGACATTGAACCTAGATCATCTGATGTCATGAAAGGCGACTTTACAGTTATGTCAAAACCTGATAACATAGACGGTATAATCACAAATCCTCCTTTCACACTTGGATACGAAATAATCAAGAAGTCATTGTTTGAATGGAAAATTCCTTGTCTTTTGTTAATGAGAGTTGAATATATTGCAGCAAAAGCAAGACAAGATGTTGTAAAACATATGACTGATATGCATATAGTATCCGATTTGATCAAGTTTCAAACCGAAAGTGGTCGAATTGTTAACGGAAATGGAACAGGAAGATGTGCTTGGATGCTTTTTGATCCTAATCAGACTCCTTCATTCATAAGAATGAAATATGTCCTGTATAGTGAAAAAAAGAAAGAAAAAAATGTCTGATAAGCCTGACTTATTTAAAGATATCATACCTTCTATTCAGCAGACCAAGAAGGTAGTTGTAACCGCTGAGAACGAACGGGACTATGTTCCGTTCGTTGTTAACCGTTCCATTTCATACCATCTGGATATGGTCATGGCCTCAAACCAGATGAACATGATGCCTTCCGCTGATGCTCTTCTTCAATACCACTATTTGCTCAATTCAGTGCGAAAGTATAAAAGACCTTTCCAGAAATGGCAGAAGCGTGAGACCCTAGAGAATTTGGATGTAGTAAAGGAATATTATGGTTATTCCAACGAAAAAGCTAAAGAGGCCTTAAGTATTTTGAGTGATGATAATGTCGCATACATCAAATCTCAATTGGATACAGGTGGTGTAAAACGCAAATGAATGCTTGAAATGTCTCGTTTTATAAATATACAAAAGGAGACATTATGGTTAATAAGATTGTGTATAGGTCGTATCCAGAAAAGTTAGAAATCTCTCGGAATCAACATACGCTAAATACAACGAGATTATAAATCCTGAAGGTCATCCTCGCACGTTATGTGGCGTTCCGGGTGGTTATCAGTTAGATCACATAATCTCTATTAGAGAGTGTTTTGATTCCGGAATGTCAATAGAGTTTTGTGCTGATGTAAAAAATTTACAGATGCTTCCGTGGGAAAGAAACCTCCAAAAAAGAATATCAAAAAGGAGATTTCTAAATGATTGATCTTGAAGATTTGATTTGGGTAACTTTACCAAGTCCAGATAACTTTCTAAAAGTTCGTGAAACGCTATCACGTATTGGTGTGGCATCGAAAAAAGACAATACTCTATACCAGTCTTGTCATATACTACATAAACAGGGTCGTTACGCAATAGTTCATTTCAAGCAGCTTTTCCTATTAGATGGAAAGCAGTCGGATTTTACAGATGATGATAAGG